GGTAGGGGTCACCATTGGGTTAAAAAAATGTTTATTGACCCATCTCCTGCAGGAAAAGCTTTTAATGCAACTGATATTGAAACAGGTGAAGAACTTAAATATCCTGCAGGACATGCAAAGGCAGGAAAACCTTTGTTCAAACGTAGGTTTATACCTGCACGTCTTTCAGACAATCCTTATCTAAGTGAGCAGGGTGACTACGAGGCAATGCTACTATCGTTGCCTGAACAACAACGTAGACAGCTACTAGAAGGTGATTGGGATATTAAAGAAGGTGCAGCCTTTACTGAGTTTGATCGTAACGTACATGTTATTGAACCATTTAAGATACCCAACAACTGGGTAAAGTTTAGGGCTTGCGATTATGGATATGGTTCTCATAGTGCTGTTGTGTGGTTTGCCGTTGCGCCTGATGAGCAACTTATCGTATATAGAGAATTATACGTCAGTAAAGTACTAGCAACAGACCTTGCCGATATGGTCTTAAACCTAGAGGCAGAAGATGGAAACATTAAGTATGGAGTTCTTGACTCTTCTCTGTGGCATAAGCGTGGTGATACTGGCCCTAGTCTTGCTGAACAGATGATTAGTCGTGGATGCCGTTGGAGGCCATCAGATCGTTCTAAAGGTTCACGTGTAGCAGGTAAGAACGAAATACACAGACGTTTACAAGTAGACGAGTTTACAGAAAACCCCAGACTAGTATTCTTTAATACTTGTACTAACATGGTAGCACAGTTACCAGCAATACCACTGGACAAAAAGAATCCAGAAGATATTGATACACATTCAGAAGACCACTTGTATGATGCGTTACGTTATGGTATAATGTCAAGACCACGGTTTAGTATATTTGATTACGATCCAAATTCCACAAGATCAATGGGAATGCGTGTGGCAGATTCAACATTTGGCTATTAAGGAAAAATAAATGGCAGAAGATAATGAAGTATTTATTGAGGATGATGCAGTTATCCTTGAGGACACAGATAACTCAGTAGAAGAAGACGCAGATACTTCTAAAATTATTCCATTTATTATGGAACGATACCATCGTGCTGAAGATTACCGCCGACAAGATGAAGAACGTTGGCTACGTGCTTATCGTAACTACCGTGGTATATATGGGCCAGAGGTACAATTTACAGAGGCAGAAAAGTCCCGTGTATTTATTAAAGTAACTAAGACAAAAACACTAGCTGCTTATGGACAGATTGTAGATGTACTATTTGCAAAGAATAATTTTCCACTTACAGTTGATCCAACAGAATTACCAGATGGAGTAGTTGAAAATGTTACATTTGATCCTGCGGTTCCTAAAGAGTTACAAGAAGATAAAAGAAGTGCTCCAGTATCACCTTATGGTTTTAAGGGTGACGGTAGAGAGATTCCTGCAGGAGCTACAGCTAAAACGTTAGAAGAACTACTTAATCCCGAATTACGTGAAAAACTAGAGCCAGTAGAAGGTATTAAAGAAGGAGTAGGTTCTACGCCTACTTCTGTTACATTTAGTCCTGCTATGATTGCAGCTAAAAAGATGCAGAAAAAAATTCAAGACCAACTTGATGAATCTTCTGCATCTAAACACCTACGTAGCACAGCATTTGAAATGTCACTGTTTGGCACTGGTGTCATGAAAGGTCCATTTGCTGTAGACAAAGAATACCCTAATTGGAATGATGAAACAGGTGAATATGAACCTTCATTTAAAACTATTCCACAAGTGTCACATGTGTCTGTATGGAACTTTTATCCAGACCCAGATGCAAACAACATGGATGAAGCACAGTATGTAATTGAACGTCATAAGATGTCTCGTTCACAAATGCGTGGTCTAAAGAAACGTCCATACTTTCGTAGTCAAGTTATTGACGAAGCAATTGCTATGGGAGAAAACTATGATAAAGAATACTGGGAAGATGATCTAGCAGATTATGCACCAGAGCATGGCATTGAACGTTTTGAAGTCTTAGAATACTGGGGCATGGTAGATGTTGAAATGCTTATGGAGCAAGGTGTAGACATTCCTCGTGAGTTACAAGACACAGACGAACTACAAGCAAACGTATGGATTTGTAATAATAAACTACTGCGTATGGTATTGAATCCATTTAAACCTGCTCGTATTCCTTATATGGCATCGCCATATGAACTAAACCCGTATTCATTTTTTGGTGTAGGTATTGCTGAAAACATGGACGATACTCAAACATTGATGAATGGTTTCATGCGAATGGCTGTTGACAATGCTGTATTATCTGGTAACCTATTGATTGAGGTAGATGAAACTAACCTAGTCCCAGGCCAAGACCTATCGGTATACCCAGGCAAAGTATTCCGTAGACAAGGTGGTGCTCCAGGGCAAGCTATCTTTGGTACTAAGTTCCCGAATGTTGCAGGTGAAAACTTACAATTGTTTGACAAGGCACGAGTGCTTGCAGATGAATCAACAGGTTTTCCGTCTTTTGCGCATGGACAAACAGGTGTCATGGGTGTAGGCCGTACTGCTAGCGGTATTAGTATGTTAATGGGTGCTGCGAGTGGTACTATTAAGAATGTTATTAAAAACGTAGATGATTATCTGCTTCGCCCACTAGGTGAAGGACTGTTCCGTTTTAATATGCAGTTCGACTTTGATCCTGAGATTAAGGGTGACCTAGAAGTTAAGGCACGTGGCACAGAATCACTTATGGCTAATGAAGTACGTAGCCAACGACTTATGCAATTCTTGCAAGTATCATCCAACCCTGCACTTGCACCCTTTGCCAAGTTTCAATATATTATTCGTGAGATTGCAAAGTCTCTTGATCTTGACCCCGAACAAGTTACTAACAATATGAATGAAGCTGCTATTCAAGCTGAATTGATGAAGCAGTTCCAGCAAGAACAACAACAGCAACAAGGTGGTCCAGCAGGTGCAAACCCAATGGATACATCAGGAGCAGGTGGTGGAACTATCGGTGTAGGACAAGCACCAACACCACAAGAACAAGGATTTAGCGGTAATGCAGGACAAGGAGCACCTCAGCAAGCTCAAGGGGCTGGTCAGCAACCAAGCCCAATGGTCTAAGCTAGAAGAGTATTTAGACTTTATTATAGCACAACAACATCGTACTATGGAACAAACTAGTGAGCCTGTTGCGGTGTATAGAGCACAAGGTGCTATCTATCAGTTGCGTAGATTAAAACTATTGCGTGACGAAGTATTAAAATCTCAGTAAGGAATTTACTATGGAAGAACAAATGGAACTCTTTGAAGACGGTGGCCTTCGTGATGAAGGCGGCATGGTTGATGAAGAATCGGGAAATGATGTTCCTACTGGAAGTACTAAAAAAGAAGTGCGTGACGACATTCCTGCTATGCTAAGTGAGGGTGAGTTTGTTCTACCTGCTGATGTAGTACGTTATCATGGATTAGAAAAGATTATGCAGCTTCGTGATGAGGCTAAGTTTGGTTTAAAGAAAATGGAAGCTATGGGTCAGATGGGTAACTCTGATGAAGCTACATTAGACGATGATGTTCCATTTGGTCCTGCTGATCTTATTATTGTAGGTGCGGAACCTATAAAAGATGAAGATGAAACTAAAGAAATGGCAAAAGGCGGTATAGTACATGCACAAGCAGGTACTTTTGTTCCTAGTACAGGTATTGCTGGCACACAACCATCAGTGTTTGATCAAAATCAATCAAGCCAACAAACATCACAGTATCCGTTTGGTCTTCCTGCAAGTTCATTTCAGCCCACCCAAGTAAGTATGAATACAGGTAGTACAGGTGGGTATGGTCCTAAGTTTTTAGGTGGGGATCAAACACGAACAGCATTTAGGGTTCCAGACAGTGATGACTTTATGCCTGAAGTAACTGATGTATATACTACAGAAGAATATATTAATCCTGAAACACAAGAACGTAGGACATTTAGTTTCTATCAAGGTGATCCAGTTACACCTATTCCTGAAGGATTTATTACAGTTAAAGCTTACGAAGAACAACAAGATGCTGAAGCAGATGACTTAGAAGCTACAGAGGTTGCTTCAACTATGGTACGTGACGATGATAATACGTTACCATTTAAACCAATTAAAAAAGTTGATACTACAGGAAAGTCATTACAAGACCTTTTAACTATGGATGAAAAAGAGTTTAAAAAATCATTAGATCAAATGAAAACAGTAACTCAAATAGGAACTGCTTTAAGTTCATCTTTAGGTATTTTACCTTCTGCAGTATTTGGAACAGCAATGATTGCAAAATATAATGATATGCTTGAAGTAGCTAAAGAAAGAAACATAGACATTAGCGGTCATATGCGTAAGAAAAGTATATTTGGTGGAGAAAAAGGTCTATACAGTAATCTTAAATCTTATGATGATGACACAGGTAAACTTGTAGCAGGGCAACAAGGAAACTTTGGTGATACTTGGTTAGGAGACTTACTTGGATTTGATGGAGAATTAGGAGTTCAAGCAAAAGATGAAGAAGGAAACATTATAGGTTTAAGTGCCTCATTAGGTGGTGCCCGAAGAAATCAAACAGTAGAGGATGCTAAAAAATTAGGTATGAGTGCTGTTGAGGAATCGCCAACACCTGTTAAACCTACAACACAAAGTGAAAAAACTGCAGCAGCTAAGTCTGCGACTTCTGATTGGGTTAATGCAACTCAAGCAGTACAGTCTACAAGTACTGATGATCCTAAAGCATGGTCTGATGCAATTAAAGCACAATCAGAAGCAAGTAAAGCCGCAACTAACGCTATTAAAGAAGCTTCTGGTTGGGGTACAGATAATTATAATCCTAATTGGAGAGATGAATAGGTTTAGTGTACCTAACTACAAACACTAATACGACTGGCCTACCCATCCCCCTACCAACAGGCTACGGTGGCCCCAGTAAGGAAGACAAAATGTCAGAACAAACAATTATGGCTGAAGAAATGCAGCCACAAAAGAAAGTAGCTTTTGCTAATCGTAAATACACAAATGAAGAACGATTAAAAAAAGAAGAAGAATTAGAGCAGCTTATAGCTGAACAAAAAGGTGAAGCGGTAGAGCAAGAACCACAAGAAACTGAACCTGCTAATGCTGAGGAAAAAAGTTTTAAGAAACGTTATGGTGATCTACGTAGACATCAACAACAAAAAGAAAAAGAATATGAAGATCGTATTAAAGCTCTTGAAACACAACTCAATCAAGCAACTAAGAGTGAAATTAAATTACCAAAGTCTGATGAAGATATTGAAGCTTGGGCAACTAAGTATCCAGATGTAGCTGCTATCGTTGAAACTATTGCAATTAAAAAAGCAAAAGAACAAGCACAAAGTCTTGAAGAACGTGTCCGTGAAATTGACGAAATGAAAGCAAGCGCATCTCGTGAAAAAGCAGAAGCTGAACTTATGCGACTGCATCCAGATTTTGGTAGTATTCGTGACAGTGATGACTTTCATGAATGGGCAGAAGAACAACCTAAGTGGGTTCAAGATGCTCTATATGAAAATGATGCAGATGCACGTTCTGCTGCACGAGCAATTGATTTGTATAAAGCAGACAAAGGTATTACAACTAAAAAGTCTGTTTCATCAAAAGATGCTGCACGTTCTGTGGGTACACGGAATGAACGTAGCAAACCTCAATCCGATGCTATGGGAAATGTTATTAAGGAATCTGAGGTGCAAAAAATGTCTCCACAAGAATACGAACGTAATGCTGATAACATTATGGAAGCTATTCGCACTGGAAACTTTATTTACGATTTATCTGGTTCAGCTAGGTAAAAAGTATTGACATTGTAGTTATTTATGATATAACTATATGTATAATAGGTTATGCGGCCCCCGTAATGGAATACTCGTGTAACCTATATTCCCCACGCAAACAACAGACCTTACGGACTTACCTAGTAATTCATGGCCCGTAGGTGTAACACAAAGGCCAAGTGTTATATTCTACGCACCCTACGATGTCTAGCCTCCTATATAGTACTCTGTGTGTTTAGCATCTGTTTATGCTTTAAGGAGAAATGTTATGGCATTTTCAACAGCATCAGGTTACGGCAATTTACCTAATGGTAATTTTAGTCCAGTAATCTATTCCAAACAGGTGCAACTTGCATTCCGCAAGGCATCTGTTGTTGAAGCAATCACAAACTCTGATTATTTCGGAGAGATTGCAAACATGGGTGATTCAGTTAAAATCATTAAAGAACCTGAGATCACCGTGAAACAATACGACCGTGGTACACAGATCACACCACAAGATTTGGATGATGAGGATTTCTCATTGACCATTGACAAAGCTAACTACTTTGCGTTCAAAGTGGACGACATTGAGGAAGCTCATAGTCACGTCAATTTCCAAAGCTTGGCATCTGATCGTGCGGCATATCGTTTGGCAGACCAAATGGACCAAGAAGTTCTTGGATACCTATCTGGTTTTTCACAAGCTGCGCTTCATGCAAATGCAAGCACAGTTAACACTACTGTAAACGGCACAAAGGCTATTGATACTGCTTCTGATGGTGCTAATCTAGTTGGTGCGGAACTATTGGCTTCTATGTCACTAGACGCATCTGACTTTACAAACACATCAGGTACTGCAGGTTCAGCCAACAGTTCAATTGGTATTGAGCCTCGTGCAGGTGGTGCTACTGCTGCGAAATCTGCAACTGCAGGTAACGCATTCCCGTTGCAAATTCTTGCACGTATGTCTCGTTTGATGGACCAACAGAATGTTGATACACAAGGTCGTTGGATCGTTGTGGACCCAGTATTCATGGAAGTCTTGAAAGATGAAGACTCACGTCTATTGAACGCCGACTTCGGTGGCTCAGGACTACAGAACGGGTTGTCAGTAACTAACCTACACGGTTTCCGTGTTTACACTTCAAACAACCTACCTTCACTAGGTACTGGTGCATCAACTGTTGGTGGCTCAAACGCTTCTAACTTTGGTGTTATCGTAGCAGGTCATGATTCAGCCGTTGCAACTGCAGAGCAGATCAACAAAACTGAAACATATCGTGACCCTGACTCATTTGCAGATATTGTTCGTGGTATGCACCTATATGGTCGCAAGATTCTTCGTCCTGAAGCAATCGTTACTGCAGCATATAACTTGGCGTAAGGGAGGATTGAACAATGGGTAAATCTACTTCTTTGTTGTCAAAAGCATACATGGTTGAGAAGGAAATTGAACTTCCAACAGCATCAGGCCGAGTTGCAGGACCAACTGTAGGAGCAGGTACACTTGTTCTTGCAGCAGGTGTTGAATTGATTGATGCTATTGACGATGTATCTGCTTATACCGTTGCAATTAATGATGAAACTACAACCTTTATGGCTGCTACATCTATAGATGCGGCAGCGGCAGGTACGTTTGTGTATGGTACTCAAACTCAAGCAGTTATTGCATCAGAAGATACAATTGATGCAGTTGCAGCTATTACTGGGTCACCTGCAGCAGCTACTGCACGAGTGTGGGCAATTGTTGTTGACGTTAACGAGGCAACTCGTGGCGCAGCAGAAGTTGACCGTGACACACTTGCATAATTAAAATACTCTGAGGGGCTGGGTAACTGGCCCCTTTACTTGCATCTAAAGGTTATTTAAATGGCAACTACGTATATTACATTAGTAAACGACACACTAAGACGTTTAAATGAAGTTACACTATCTACTTCTGGAGATGGTTTTGATAGTGTGCGTAATGTACAAGCACTTGCAAAAGATGCGGTAAATAACAGTATTCGTCTTATACTACAAGATGGACAAGAGTTTCCATTTTTAAAGACAACCCAAACAGAAACATTAGTCGCAGGACAACGCACATACAATTTTCCTGCAGACATGGGTACAGTAGACTGGGATTCATTTTTCTTAAAAAAGACTACTGGATTAGATAATACCCCTAGACATTTAAATACATTAACGTATAATGATTACTTACAGAATTATCGCACACAAGATGATGAAGGTGATCAAGTAAATGGAATTGGTAAACCTATTTATGTTTATCAAACATTAGAAGAAAAGTTTGGCGTTACTCCTATAACAAATGCAGCTTATGAAGTTGAGTATGTATACTTTTCATTTCCTGATGATTTAGTTTTATACACAGATACTATGGTAATACCTGATCGTTTTAAACATGTAGTTATTGATGGTGCTATTATGTTTATTATGCGTTTCCGTAGTAATGAACAAAGTGCAGCTATGCACCAAAGAAATTTTGAAGAAGGTATAAAATCAATGAGGCGTATTCTAATGGACGATAACCTATACGTTCGTTCAACTGCAATACAACGTCCTGCATCTAGTACTTTTAATAGTGTGATCTAATGGCGGATAACTTATCTTCCTTTAAAATATTCTGCCAAGGCGGTCTGAACACCAGTCGTGATGTGCTGTCACAAGGTGAGACACAACCTGGATCAGCTATTAAGCTAGTTAATTACGAACCTTCTGTTACAGGTGGCTACAGACGTATTAGTGGTTTTATTAATGACTATGGTACAGTAACAGGCACAGGAGATGTACTTGGTGTATGTGTAGCTAATGGTATTAACGATGGCATTCTTGCTTGTCGTGAACCCTCTAGTGGCTCTGACTATTTACACTACTGGGATACAGCTACAGAAGCTTGGGTTGCAGTAACTACATCAGGTAGTCCTAGTATGACAGGCGTTACTAAAGTACGCTTTACTAAGTACAACTGGGGTAGTCCTAAAATTATATTAACAGATGCAGTGAACCCTGCTGCTACATACGATGGTACTACGTACACTCAGATTACACATGCTGATGCACCAGATAAACCTAAGTTCTCACACGTATTTAAAAACCATATGTTCTTAGCAGGTGATCCTGACGAAGACACAAACTTATATTTTAGTGCACCTTATGACGAGACTAGCTTTGCTGCTGCTGATGGTGCGGGTGTTATTAACGTAGGGTTCCCTATTGTAGCTATCAAGTCTTTCCGTGATGTGTTATACATCTTTGGTACTAATAATATCCGTAAGCTTGTTGGTGATAACATCTCTAACTTTGTATTACAAGAAGTTACAGATGATCTAGGGTGTATGGCTTCTGATAGTGTTATTGAGATAGGCGGTGACCTACTCTTCTTATCACAAGATGGTCTACGTCCTATTAGTGGTACAGACAAGATTGGTGACGTTAACCTAGAGACAGTATCAAAAGATATTCAGTCTGTATTTACTGATGTAGTATTTGACATTGACCTAGAAGGTTTGAATGCAGTTGTAATACGACAAAAGACACAATTCCGTTACTTCTTTGCTGCATCTGAGACTCAAGGTATTATTGGTGGTTTTAGACAGACACCTAATGGATTGCAGTTTGAATACAGTCAGATGTTAGGTATTACAGCTACTTGTGCTGATAGTGGATACATTGGACAGAATGAATATGTAATACACGGAGATAGTGCAGGTAAAGTACATAGACAAGAAAGAGGTACAGACTTTGATGGAGGAGAGATATTCAGTTCTTTCCAAACACCGTACCTTCATATGCAAGACCCAGAACAACGTAAGATATTCTACTCTGTAGCTACTTACTTGCGTTCTGAAGGTGATAACCAGATCGCTATGTCTGCTGTGTATGACTATGAAGATGTAGATGTGCTAAACCCTAATGACTTTCAGTTAACTAATGAAGGTGCTGCTGCATACTACAACGAAGCTACTTATGCTGCAGATGATGCAACAAGTGGTGCTATATATGATGGCAATCCATCACCAGTACGTAGAACTAATATATCGGGTTCAGGTAAAGCTGTATCTTTTAGATATGTTACAAATGACACAAACCCCTCTCACAGTATTCAGGGTTTAGTAATTACCTTTGGGGTAGGAGACAGGTTATAAAATGGCAGGTTACACAAGAACGTCCGACACACTGATTCAACCTAATGAAATTGTAAAAGCAGCACCTATTAATGCTGAGTACAATGCTATTCAAACTGCGTTTGCTTTAGCTACAGGACACAAACACGATGGCAGCAGTACAGAAGGTGGTTACGTTCCACTTATCTCTGATACAGATAACTTTAACAAAGTTGTAGTTGATCCAGCAAATAACCGTGTAAGTTTTTACATTGAGGTAGGTGGTGCAGCAGTAGAACAAGTGCGAGTACAAGATGGTGCTGTCGTTCCTGTAACAGATAATGATATTGACCTTGGTACTACATCACAGAAGTTTAAGAATCTTTACATTGAAGGTATTGGTAATATTGGCTCTGTAGTTATCCTTGGCGGTACTATTGATGGTACTGTTATAGGTGGTACTACCCCTGCTGCTGCTGACTTTACTACGATGGACACCACAGGTAATGCATCTGTAGGTGGTACATTTGCTGTAACAGGTACA